CCCTGTCGATGTCTGCAGCATACGCAGTCATCGGACTGGTGGGTTCTCCCAGTACAGCAGTCAGACGATCAGGTGAGACCAGACCAAGGATGTCCAAGAAACTCAACTGATCCAGCAGTCCAGGTTCAGGTTGTGTCTTGATCGTGGAAGACCGAGACCCATACCGTTTTGCCATCCCTTCTCCGGTAATTCGGGTAATTCAAATTACCTGAAACTGGAACAAGGAAACGCAGAAGATGCAAGTCTTTCTTCTATTTTCTTTCGCAGAATCTGCAGATCGACTGGGTAGGACGGAAAAAGGGGGGTTTGTTCGGTTTGAAGGTCTGGCACTTTCCGCAGAACTTCAGGGCTGGTTCTGCAGGACTGGCCCTGATGGGTGCGGGAGGTGCGGGTTCTGGCACTGCAGGGGGCAGGGAAGACAAACGATCCTGCAGTCTCGCACTCAGAGGTCTGCGGTGGGGTCTCGGAGTCATTCCTCATCCTCCTTGATCCGTGATGGTGTGGGTCCCACCTGATTCTGATACTTCCCTCGGTATGGTCGCTTCGACTGCCCGTGCAGGTTGTGCATCACTAGTTGGCAGATCCGCATGTTCGGTTTGAGCAACACGGGGGCATTGCTCTGATTCACCAACTCCAGGGTGATCTGACCGATAAACCCTGCATCGATGAATCCTGCGTTCTGCACCTGAATCCCCAACCGTCCGACACTGGATCTGCCATGCACGACCCCACACATATGGTCTGGAATCTTGATCACCTCGTTGGTGGTTGCCAGCAGGAACTTTCCAGGGTAGAGGATGGTGGTCTCCACTGGAGCAAGACGGTGTGGGTAGTCTTCTGTGATGGTCAGGTACGGACGATCCTCTGGTAAGTACGGGACCAGGTAGTCTGCACCTAGTGTCAGATCCACAGAACAGGGTCCCAGATGGACATCACTGGGAATGTAGCCTGAGTGGATTAGTTCCAATAATTTTTCGTCAGAAAGGACCATTCCGATTGCTCCTATATATATGGTATAAATTTAGGGGGGATTTGGTTGGAAAAAGTTGGAACCTCAAACGACTCCTCCTACGTTCCTCCTGCGACCTCGACTCCTCCGTCTGTACTGTCCTGATGCTCCTGCTGCACTTGATGCGAAGGTGAGGACCAAGGAATCTGCAAAGTCTGTCGATCTGCCGAGACGTTTCTTGGTCTCGGCCTTCGACTCGACCAGCATCTTGCCACTGCTGTTGAACGAATACCGTGGCGCAGTCAGGTCGGCAATCAGACTGTCGTCATTGGGGATCTGCACCTCCTCGTTGAACCAGGACTTGGTTGCATCCCAGAGTTCTGCTCTCAGGTTTGCGTATCGGTCTGCCATTGCAGGGGATTCGGAGACATTCACCCCACGGGCACTGATGTCCAGTTCCCGCAGTCGATCCAGCACCCCTGCACCCAGACCAATGCTGTCCACAAGGATTTCCTCCGGTGGTTCGTCTGCCGAGTTCAGCAAGTCCAGCACTCGTCCGCTCAGTTCCATCAGGGAGAGTTTCTTCCAGGACTGGAGGGAAACTAGGTGTCGGCCCTTGCGGATGCAGAGCACACTTGCATCATCTCCGTATCGTGCGACATCTAATCCCCAGACAACTGGAGTGTTCTCCGGTTGCTCGACGGTTCTCTTGGATGCTTGCTCCACGGCATGGAGACTGATCAGAGTGTCGTCCTCGGCAAGGGGAAACTCACCGTAGCATCGAACTCTCATCGCATTGCTGTCGATCCCATACTTGACCTCCATCTCCTTGATGAAATCCTCACTGACCAGATGGGAGTCTTCGCAACTGACCTGCTTCGTCCACCAACTGTCCCGCAACCTCGTATGGGTCTCAAAAAAATATCCGCTGGATCTCGTTGGGTTGCCGAGCAGGATCGTTGTGGCGTTCTTCCCAGACATGCTCCCGTATGCTGCCTCAAATACCGACTCTGGAACCCCAGATGCCTCATCGACCACCAGCAAGACATGCTCGGCATGGACTCCTGCCAATGATTCTGGGGATTCCGATCTGCTCGTTCTGGCACTGATGAATGCTTCCGTGGGACTTGCTGCCAACTCGATCCGGTCACTCTTCATCTCCAGCAGGTTCCTCAGTGGGGACGGGAGTTCCTTGATCCAGCGTTTGCACTCTGCAAACAGTGCATCGAACAACTGGGATGCCGTTGGTGCTGTGACCACCACCTTGACCGGATACCTCGTCAGGAGAAACCAGATCATCAACCAGGATGCACAGGAGGATTTCCCGACACCATGCCCTGAGCGGATGCTGCACCTCCGTTCCCCCTTTGCCACTGCAGACATCACCTCTCTCTGCCAGTCCTGGGGAGTGACGCCCAGCAGATCCTCGACAAATAAATCTGGATGCCGTTCGTAGGTGAGGATGAGTTCAGAGAGTTGCATTATTGGTCCTTCAAATCGTCAATGATGATGGCACCTTCCTCTCCCCAGATTTTCTCGGCACTGATCTTCCAGATCGAGGAGTCTTCTTCTCGGAGACAGTCGAAACTCTTGATGAAATTATCGAGGTCCGGTCTCTGACGGTGGGGGGTTGAAACCATCTGCAGGCGTTTGCGTTTGGACCAGGATCTTGGCATCGGCACGATGAATCTCACATGGAAGGCATCTGGTAACTCCCACCCATCGGATTGAGAACGCATCTCGTCTGCAAAGGCTCGGTAGCGCAGGACCGCAGGTCGCTTCCTCCAACGGTCTGCTGCCGTTTGGCGAGGTTTGGCAATCGGGCAAATTTTAAAAATTTTTAGCATGTGGGTGCCGTTCTAGGTTCTAAGGGGTACGGGGGGGCATCCTTAAACATGATCCGCGTGGTCAGGTTCCAGCTTCCGTTCTGTCTTCTTGTAGTATTGGAGTTCCAACCTGAATCCATCTACCTTGAAAACGTATTCCTCCCCACAACTTCCACACTCCACCTCGACACTGGGGAAACTGTTGATCCAACCTCTCCACATGGAGTGGGCAGTGGTGATGTTCCAGTTCTTGCAGTCTGGACACTCACTGTGGATCTCTTCAACCAATACATTGCAGTTGTTGTGGTCCTTGTTGAACTTCTCGATCCACTCTGTCTTGGTCAGTTTATTCATTCGTTATTCTGAAAATAGGTTGGAGAGGTAGAGGGGTGCGCCTGCACGCCACCCCCTCGGTTCGACCGCCCCAGGGGGGGGGTCTGCGAAAATTGAGGTCTGGACCGTCCCAATGTATACTTTTATAATTAGTAAACATTCACATCCCCATGTTTACTGGCCTAGCGAGGAATCAATCAAAACACTAGGGTTTGTGACAGAAATCATTGTCATATAAATAATAGTTTTAATGTCGAGCATGTGCGTATGATCAGGTGTGCGTAATGTTAACGGGCATTTGCTCAATCCTTGGGCATCTGCTCAGACTTATGATCAATCTCCGCTTTCCTCTTGGCAATCTTCTTCATCGTGTCGAGGTGTTCCTTCCTCATCGAGTGTTCCACAGACACATCCTTCTTCATTCGCTCGGCGAGGAACTCTGGATGGTATTTCGCACAGATCCACTGTCTGGCTCGGATCGACACATCAGCTGCTCTCGGATCAATCCGTCCCTGCTCACATTCCTTCGCAAGATACTCAATATGTTCCGCATGACGCATTGCTCTTTCATTCAGAGCAGACATATAACGTTCCTGATGATTCCGGTTCAGCACCTGGTACAGTGCATACCTCGTCATGCCATACAGTTCTGCAGTTTCCTGAAGACTCTTGCCATCGGCAATGTGATTGCAGAAGGCTTCGACATCCTCATCAGAATATTTTCGATTAGATTTCTTGGGTGCAGTCATCATCATCACTGGGAAAGAGTTTGAAGTAATCAGGATGGTTTGGATGGAAGACTTTCATCGGTAGAAGCATTCTCCCCTGTTGATCTTTCCGTCGTACCCAGTCAGCACACTTGAACTTGCCACAGAAATCATCTTCCGAGACGACCTCCCCTTTCGGTCTAGTTCTTCGGCAGAGGTTGTAGTGTTCCGTCGCATAAAAATGACAGCAGTTCTTACAGATCCCTGGAATGTGTTGAACCTGTGCGTGTTGCAACTTCTCATTTATCTCAGCTGCCCAGGTTGCATCAAATAAACTTTTCATAATCTACTTCTCCCACTCTTTGTATCCACATGTATTACACTCGTTGCCTAGCTTCGGGTCGAACGTCAGATCCGTCTCTCCACATCGATCACACTTCTCCAGATCCTCGTAGTGATCAAAGTGTTCATGATGATCCAGATCCCCAACTCCAAGAATCAAAGTGCCATCTTCCCTCTTACCCACAACCTTGATGTTTGAATTCATAATTTACCTAATCAATATAATCCAAATTATCGGCATTTTTCAAACTCACCCATACCAGACCACCAACCATCACTTAAAAACCTTCTCACAACGATTCTGAGAACTCAGAGAGGTATTCTTCCGATATTCATCCCCCTCCAGTTTCATCCCCACTGCCTCATGCATCACCTTCTGTGATCCCACTTGCGGACTCAGCAGGTCATCGACATTGACATGATACCCCAGCTTGCTGCTCCAGATTTGCTCGTCACTCGTCAGCCGCAGATCCAGCAGTGTCTTGGCGGGTTTCTCTGGGTCCAAAACAATACTTTTCATCTGCAGTAGACCCAACCCCCCAGGCAGCAGTCCCAGTGAAGAAGGCCAGTAATTGAACGAATCATCCAAATGGGAATTGGTCCAGTAGTTCGTCAGTGGTGAGGCCAGAAAGAAGGCATGAGGATGCAGAGGACGGTTCAGATGGTTCGGCATCTTGAAGGCCGCATTGTTATAACTCATCATCTGTTCAATTGCTTCCTTCATCCATTCTGAATTGAACGTATAAAATGTTTTTACTTCAACACCAAACAGAAAACCATTTGCACGATCATACAACATCAAATCTGCACGACAACTAACACGACTACCTCGATAGTGCGACCAACCCTGGACATTCGTTTCTACAACAAAATGATCTTCAAATGCTCCAGCAATGACATTGATGATCTCGTTATGCTTCATCCCTTTTTCAATCATTTTTCAGATCTCCATGATTTCCTGAAAATTTCGTCGTATCGGGTTGGGTAGGCAAGAGTGGGCAGGACCCTTTACTCCGTAGGGTCCTTCTGCCCACCCTTTTGCCCACCACCAACCCCTCGGTGGGCAGTGGTGGGTAACTACCGCTACCCACTCACCCACTCATCATCAATATTGATCTTAGTCAGATGTCCTTTCGTCACCGAGACACGATCATGAAAAAACTGGAAAGCATCTCTTCTATTCAATCGAACATCGTACACATTGTACTTAGTCAGACCATATTTCGAACTTCGACATAAGTCTGACCATACTTCTGAATCCACACTTAGATCCACCAAATTTCTACCCGATTCTAATAAGTTTTGTTTCCCCTTTTCCCACAGTTCTAAGAAGGCATTATAGGCTTTCCTTTCATAATCTTTTGGTTTCTTTCCAGCACCAGATGCCTCAAATTGTGGTTCCTCTGCAGGCATCAGGACACGGGAAGTGACAGGTGTACAACCGTCCTCCTTCACCAGCAGATGCCCATCAGCCCGACGAACCTGCACAGACATCAACTGGTAAAACTGATGTGCTGGCATTTCTCCATCCTTCATCTTCAGGCATTTCAGGGTCATCGTTGCATCAGGTTCCGTACTGGATTTTTCAATCAGGAACCCTGCATCAATGGCGGCATGAAGTGCAGAAGATCCTCGACCACCCTTCTCCTTATCCTTCCCAGTGTGATGAACAACGATCACAGTACACTCCAAACGATTCCTCAGAGCATCCATATAATGGACAAACTTCACCATTGCCTGGGTGCTGTTTTCGTCATCTGCACCAAAATGTCTTGCCAGTGTATCCACAATGATTAGGGAAGGGTTCCCATCCTGTTCTACGATCTCATCAAGGATTTCGACGTACAGACGATCCACCTCCTCCATCTTGGTCAGGTTCCACCCACCAGTTAGACATCGAAAGGCAGTCCCAGGATTCTTGCCATACTTCTCCTTCCAGCCCATCATCCTGCGTTTCATTCCAGCCTTGCCTTCACCTGCAAAGTAGTAGACGTTCCCCTGTCTAACAGGTTTGTCCTGCCAATTTAGTCCAGTGGCAATGGCAAGACCCCAACTCAAGGCCATGAAGGACTTTCCAACTCCAGGGTCTCCGATCAGAGTCACCAGACTATCGGTCTCAATCATGTCCTCAATCAGATACTCAGGAGGTGCCATGTCTGCGACAAAGTCATCAAAGGAGAGCAGAGGATTGGGTTTCTTGACTTCCTCAGAAGTTCCCGCAAACTCTTCAGCAACCCCTTTGACCTTCTTCAGTTTCTCATCCATGTCTGGATCAGCCTGCCGGACCTTCGGACCTTCTTCTCCACCTTTGCCGAACCCTCCACTAAAGAACTGAGGATCAGGATCAGGGACTTCCAGAGGTTCCCGTTTCCCATGCTCAAACCCATCTCGGATGTCCTTCTCTGCAAGTCTGGGATCATCAGTATTGTCGAGAGCTGCAGAGATCAGTCTCTGTAAGGCAACGGACTCCTCGATGTATCCCCCAGAGACAAATCCAGCCACCGTCCTTGCCCGATACAGACGGGTCTGATGTTTCTGCCCTAGTGCCGCAGCACGGATCATGTCACAGGCAG